ACGGTTCTGCCACTCAATAGTAAGGAGGTTCATTGACCTACGTGCAGTACGCAGGTCATATCCCGAACGCATTTCACGGCCCGCACGTTCCCACGCTTCTTCAGCGATCTCCGTGAAGTCCATGTTGAATGTTGCTGTACCGGAAGTAGCCATCTATTTTTTCTTCGCCACCTTCTTCTTGCGTCTCAAAGATTGGACTCTCTTAGGCGCTCCTGCTGGTTGACCAAGCCGCTTCTTCTGGGCTATACGAGATCGTTTCTCGGATTTAGTCATCTCACCAGAGGTTTTAGGGGTCTTACTGGAAACTCGTTTGGTGGGTCTACAGTAAGGCGTGCCCCTCTTTTCACCTTCTTTGCGCCCGCAGGCTTTTCCCGTGCGAACGTCTTTCCAATCTTCCTTAAACCAGCGTTTTAACGCTGCGCCTTTTTTCGTCTTACGAACGGCCACTGGACTTATTACCCCAGTTCTTAGCACCGACTTTACGGCACTTAGCTATGGCACCTGAAGCATATGCAGAGGGGAACACCTTATAGCGTGACTTCACCTTGCGGTAACACGCGTCTTTGACTGATCCACCTTTATTGAAGGCTATGGGCTTTATTGCACCCATACCTCTGCATTTCCTCATCGCATTGTGCCTCGTGTTCTACCACGTTGGCAGATACCGTCACCCCGGACGCCCCCGCCTCTTTTCATGCCTTTAACTTTACCGCCGTAATTCATGCCCTGATGCTCAGAGTCTTTCATCATGGTGCCGTCAGGCATACGGTGATAACCGGGCTTTCCGCCCTTTTTCATGCGTTTGGTACCGCAATTAGACACTAGATCACCTCCTTTATTGAATGAACGGCCTCTGTCGGCCTTCATGTACTCACGCCCCACGCTCTGTGGGACACCGGCACGTCTAGCGAACTGGGGGTTATTAGCCACCGCCGCCATAAAATTGTGCTGTGCCTTAGACCTGCTAGGCACTACCACTTAACCTTATCAGCCCAATAAGCTGCGCTCATCTTACCCTTGGCAATGTTCTTACCGTGGCGAGATTTAAACGACTTGCGCTTTGCTTTCATCCGCGCAGATTCGCCTTTCTTGGGCTTTCCAGCCGTGCTGGCACCCTGCTCTCCAAAACGAATGATCTTTTCCTTCCCACCCTCACAAGCCTTAACGACATGAGACTTTTTGGGATGAGAAGGAGTACGGCGAGGCTTATTACAAGCCATTGCCTTTTTGTCTACTTGTTTAGCCACAGAACACCGTCGCGTTAGTGATGTTACTCAGAGTCATTATTGTGAAATCACTCTTACTGTTGCTTCGCTGTGTAAGTATTCCCTGATCTGGGATTGTTACACTATCAGAAAAAGACGCTGCCGAAGTCGGTGTGTCTATCTGAAGCAGCAAAGCCCCACTAGTGCTATTCACATTAAACTTAATAGACCCAGCAGATGCAGTACCTACATAGTAAAGACTCTTGATTCTCGTGCGTCCGAAAGCCAGAGAACCCGTAGTTCCTATGCTTACATTGCCAGCAGATGCTCCACTAGCCGTGATGCTGTCTACATAAGTATAAAAATTAGTAGACGACGCTGTACTAGCGTTAGCACCTGTCACCACTTCAGTAGTGTAGGCACCCGTCAAATTACCGACTTTTATACCTACAATGGTGAAAGTAATACCCGAGTCATTACCCGCAGAGGTAAACAAAAGCTTATAACCAGCACCGTGCGGACTAATATCATTAGTAAGTAGCGTTATAGCTCCGGCACCACCAATTGCCCCTGCTGTTTTAAGCAATGTGGCACTGGTAGACGGAGTAATGGCGAAAATATCACCTTGGGACATGATCTACTCCTTACTTTTTGGTAGCAGCTTTCTTTTTGGCTGGTGCTTTTTTAGCCGCTTCTTTCTTGATGGACGTGCCATCAGGGTTTAAGCCACGGGCTTTTAGCTCTTCAGCCGAGGGAGGTACGAAACGATTGCTCATTATTCACCTCCTTATGCTGTTGCTGTTGCGCCAGTATCTACACGAATCCAATTTGAACCGTCGGAGAATACTAGATTACCCGTGCCATTCCCTGCTGTCTCAGAAGCTTTTAAGGCATCTGAAGCGTAAAGAATAGTGCCCGCTTCGCTTGTAGCCGAAGGGAGGGTTGCAACTGTATAAGTAGGAACTTTGATGTCACCAACAAAACCATTGGTAGAGGTGACCGGGCCAGAAAAAGTGGTCGAAGCCATTTATGAATCCTCACATGCGAGTTTTAGTGCGCTGTCTGCATGTCGTCAGTCGGGCCTGTCAGCACACTTGTTTGTTCCCGAAGTCCTATTCTTGCATTTATCAAGAATAAGTCAATAAAGAAAAGGGGGCCGTTGGCCCCCCTCTCAGTCCACCACTTAGCTTGCGCCGGGTGATCCGAAGATGCCCAGTGGGTCAGATACGCCGAAGCTGTATCGCTCACGAGCCTTATATCGGCTGTTGCCTGTGTCAAAGTCTGCATCCATGCTGGTCTGCATAGGAGTACGGACAAAGTGCTTCAGGCCGTTTGGAACGTCAGTCAACAAGAACCAAGCATTGGTATCAGTCAGATAATGGTTAACAGTGTAACCTTCTGGGATTGAACCCATGCTTCGCATTGCGTTGATGTCGTTATCAGCAGTAGCTGTACGCAGCTCAGTTTCGAGCAGGCGAGTCGCCACAAACTGAAGGTCTGGTGGAACAACCAGCTTACGAGGCTTGGCTGCGATCAACAGACCACGCTCATCAGTCCAACCAGCAATCTGAATAATCGCGGCTTCCAAAGAAGTCTCGTTCAGATCAGCGCCAGTTGAAGGCTCATTAGAGTTGGTACCACCAGACACCAGAGGGTGTGCAGTAGAACACAACTCTACACCGTCGCCGTAAGTTACTGTGTTATCGAACGCATTGTTCAGAATAGCAGCAGCTTTAACTTGCTTGGTGTAAGCCATAGCGCGGGCAAGTGACTTGGTATAACGAGAAGACAGAGAATCGTACAGGTTGTCCTCAATAGCCTCTTCGGTTACTGAGAAACCCATAGAAATTGTCTCGTGGTTATATCGAGCAGTCCACGCTTCTTGGGCGTTGTCGTATGCAATGGCTGACCCTTCGTTCTTGACGGGGGCTGCACCAAAGCCAGACAATTTAGTTTCTTCTTCAAAAGAACGCTCTGAGCTTTCAGTCTCGAAAATCTCAGCGTGCTCTTCACCATATTTCTCATACTCCATGCCAAATAGGGCATTTAGACCCGGAAGGAGTTCTTTGAGTAGTTGCGCTCTTGAAATAGCCATGTCTCAATATTCTCCTTAAATACCGGTCTTATTGGTGTATGAATGCGCGTCAGGATTGAACTTAACGATCAAATCCGTATACGCATCACCGACAGTGGACTCCGGCCCGTCAACAAAATCAACGATCCTGAACGCCCAACCAGAAGTGGTGTTAGTAGTAGCATCCAAAGCAGTATTGGAATTACCAGTAACGGTGCTTCCTGTACTAGTCGATTGGACTGCATCCAAGTGAGTATTCTGACCCAAATCAGCCTGAGTCACAGAACCAGCGGCCTGTGCTTGGAACAAGCAATCGGGGTCATCGACAATATAAGCCATTGCGTCAGACGCTACTGTACCTGTAGGCCAGTATTGCTTGAACACTTTTTGGCTAGTGCCGGGGTCAGTGTAAGTGCAACCGACGAAAACGCCGATTGTACCTGCTGGAAATGGAGTTGAATTGTCTCCATTTGTAGTCACTATCTCGATTGTGCCGCCAGCAACAATAGCCACAATTGAGCCATTGTAGATGTTAGCGCCATAACCAGAAGCGATCTTAATCTGACGGGTGGAACCAGCGTAAGACTGTCCTCCAATCAGATTCAACGGCTTTAGGCCGTAAGGGGCAGCAGAAGATGCCATGATAGACTCCTAATTATCCTTTACCGAAAGTAACCGTCGATCTCCTATCATTAAATATAGGCATACGCGGATCACTCTCTCGCATTAAGTTTTGGTCTACAGACTGCATCTGAGCAGCGGTTTGCTGCTTATAATAGTCATTACGGTCTGTGACCATCTCTTCTGGGGCTTTGCAGAGCATTAACCCACCTATCACGATATTGTCCTTAAACCTGTCATCGACAATGGCGTCAGTAAATATCTCAGGGTGAGTATCAGCCCGTACAGGCTCCCATCCTTCACGCAGTTTTGAAGAAACATTAGTAGCATCAGACACACCGCGCGTGCTGGTACGAATCCAACGATAGACATAACCGTCTTCCGGCGTAGGGTTAGGCAATACTTCTGGCCTAGTCCATGCCTTTTTACGTGTAGTCTTTTCCCTAGTTTCGCTTTCTCTAGGCATACGTAGTTTGTTATCAGTCATACTATTATTTCCTCGCTAAGTTAGCCGCCTGTTTGGCGTAGTCTTCCAGTGAGACTCCAAGTTTTTTTGCGATAGATATCTGTGATTGCGTTAGTTTCACCTTTCTAGGCGACGTGCTCCGCGTAGCGGGGGCAACCACATTACTAGGTTTAGGCTTGGAAACCTCTTTAGGTTCGTCATCTATCCCGTCATCAAATTGAGCGGGGAATACTTGTCGCATACGAGCGTCGATACGGTCATAGTATTCGTCAGACTGAGGGTTTATACCCTCATTAACTAACTTTGTATGTAACCCAAAAGCGAACGAAGTCATCTCTGGGTCACCCTCTGGCCCGTTTCCGAACCATGTATTCTTGTCAGCCCATGCGACAGCTTTTTCATCTCGTGGTGGAGGTTCAGGCTGTGAAGCTGCAAGTTCTTGTGATTGAACAGTATTTTGTTCAGGTTGTAAAGCTGTATTTTCTCTAGCAGGGGTAGCTGCTTTAGGTCTCAAACTGTTTATCTTTTCAGACCTTATTTGAGCAGTGTTCAAAGCCTGCTGTGCTTCTAGGATTTTATCTGCTTCACCAGTTTCATACGCTTGTCTGTATTGTTGCTGGGCTACAGCTAACTCAGACGCTACCTGTCGTTTTGCAGATTCAATCAAAGCATTGTGGTTTTGGTCTGTTTGACTTTTAAGTTGTTGATTTTCATCAACTAATTGTTTAGCGTATTGCTCTAAAGCCTCACGCTCACGCCAAGCTTCTTCTTTTGCTCTGCGTTCATCATGGTAGCTTTTGCTAAAATGCTGTAGTCGCTTTCTAATATTCTTTTTATGGACTTGCTGAAGCTCTTCCTCAGTAACTTCTTCAGGCGGCTCCAGTGGTTCTCTATCACGATCTTCAGGCGGTACGTCATTTTCAACTTCTATTTCAACGTCACCTGCTTTAATCGTTTCTTCTTTTTCAGAAGGTTTTTTAATAGTTTCACGCCCTACAGCCCCCTCTATTTCTACATCTGGGGTTTCAGACTCTTGCTCTGGTATCTCCACTTCCTGCAAAGCAGCTTGCTTATCAGGATCAGGAAACTCATATTCTACTTGTTGCATCGGCATAATTTAGTCCTCAAGCGCGAGTTAATTTACTCGGGTCGTCTATAACAGCCTCAATTGAATCGTCATTCATCAAACGATATTCAGCCTTACCAACTTTAAATCGCGTGCCTGTATTGGCACGAAACATCACATAATCACCCTGTTTGCACCACGGGCCGTCGGGAAACCGATCTTTGTCTTTATAGGCTTGCTCACCCATATCGACCACCAGCCCCACCATAGACAGGATGTACTCCTCCCGCATGGTTTCGGCGGCTTTTGCGATGCCTCCCTCAAATGTGTCTTCTATCGTAGGTAAAGCAATAAGAACGCGGTAACCAACTGGTTTAGGGATTTGCTCTTCCAGTACAACTTCCGCTTTTTCCTTATCTTCTATCTTTCTGCGCCGCTTTTGTTCAAGCGGGGTAAGCTCAAGTGCTTCAGTCATCTATGTCTTCCGTAAAGTTTCGGGCAAGGTCTTGTACTTCATTGCGTGCAGCGGCTAGACCTCTGATTACCCCACACGATTCCCTGTACTGGGGGAAGTCTTTAGCTCCTCCCCCTGCAAGAAATTCCTCTTGCTGCGATTGCAAATCGGCAAGTTTCTTATCAATAACGTCGAAGACGGTTGGTGCCATATATTATTGTCCTCTCGGAGGCGTTTGTTGCGCTTTGGCAAGGTCAAGTATGGCTTTGGCCTCATCCAAGTCCTGTCTTGCGTTGGCTTGATCTGTCTGAGCAGCGATTCGTGCGGCCTCAATAGCGGCGGTGTTGTCTGCTTTCTCTTTCTCAAGCTGTAGTTTGGCAGCGTCAAGTGCTGTATCTGCTTGATCTTTCTGCATTTTTCGCTGTTGTTCAGCGGCTTTTATCTGCATTTCTGCCTGTTTCTGCTGGAACGCAGGGTCTTGCATCTGCTGTTGGGCTTGTTGTTGGGCCGCAACTGCTTGTTTTTGTTTGGAAAGTTCTATAGCTGCTTCACTCATCAGCCTAGACAGGTTCTCCTCGATAAGCTCTGGCATCTCTTCACCGGGCTGTGGCAGCGGCGCACCAAGTCTTTCTTCGATCTGTCTTCTATAGCTAAATGCTACGTGCTCCGCTATATGTGCCTTCAATGCAGCAACCACCTGCTGTGCAGCGGGGTTTTGCCCTATAAACGCAGCAATCTGAGGGTCTTTTAGGAAAGCCTCGTGTGTAGCGATATGTGCGTCATGGTCTTGATATATAAAAGCTTTTACTGGTTTGCCCACAAGAACTGCCATATTTTCACTGACCGGATCAGAAGGCTTAATATCATCTTTAGTAGGTACAAGCTTATCTGCGTTCTTAATACCTAAAACCTCGATCATCTGCCGGTGTAACTGGGGCAGGTCGTATATCTGTGGGGTAGCCTGTGCCATCTGCAACACGGTCTGATACTGCACAACTCTTTGTGCCATCGTGCTGCTGTTGGGATCGCTGACAGGGATTACTTCCACCATGTCGTAGTCTGCGCGGCGGGCGCGAGGTTCGGCACGGTCAGGCGTGTACATATACTCATCGGGCGCATACTCAGCGATGATGCCGCGAAGGAGTTTGAACTCCTGCTTCATGGCGTAGTGGACACGGGCTTGTACCGCAGCCATAGGCTTGAGAGTGCGCTCCAACAGAGCAAGAGTTGTTCCGACAGGCGCGTTGGCGCTCATGTCAGAGATATTCATGTCACTGATAGCCCCCAGACGACGGCCTTCTTCAGTGATCTGCTTGAGTAGTGCCAACAGAGTTTGGCTTGGCTCCTTGTAAGGGAGCGTCATTATGTTCTCTTTGATACTACCGGAGGGCACGTCCACATCACGGAACTCGCCGGGGCCGATGGGGGTATCGTCTCCTTTGACCCGTAAACCACGGGACTTCAAGCCCCCCGGCAGATTCGACAGTGTACCGGCGTCAACTAGTTGACGAATAATGGACGTTCCGGCTTTGGCATATCCGCCAATAATGTGAATTAAACCAAGGCCATAGAAGCCAAAACCCGGTACATAAGAGTAATGGACAAAATGTTGACGCTTGAGCATCAACGGATCGTCAGGGTTCCAGTTACGGCGGATAGACAAAACAGTGTTAGTGCCCTGCTCAATGGTCACAACATAGGGCTTTGCTATCTGCAAATCACCTTCTTCTTGGTCAACTTCGTCAATAACGAGGTCTGCGTGGACTTCTAGGATCGTATAACGGTCGTCAGCGTTGAGGGTGTACCCCCCTTCCTCTGCTTTTTTCTCCTCTATATCGGTGTGATAGGAGACAGGATCGCCTAGTTCTTCTTCTCGATAGAAGCCCGCAGCCTGTAATTTGATGAGTTCGTTCTTTGTTTTACGCATTACATGAGTAACGCGCTCGGCTGTTTCTATGTTAGACGCGCCATACGGGACGATCATATCCTCGGCAGGGATATAGATGGCAACCTGTCTGCCAAGATTGGGGTCGAAATAAACCTTTTTAAACGCAGACCCTGCAAGACCAAGAGAGTAGAGTAACCGCTCATGTTCGGGACGATACTCAACCATGACATCCGTTAACTCATAGTTCATATCTGTCCGAACTCGAAGGGCAGCGTCTTCTTTGTCTTTGGTTACTTCTCCAAGTATCTTGGTCTTGACAGGGCCGGCAGCGGGAAAAGTTTCACTCATCGCTTCGGCTTGGAAGCGGATAGCGGCTTCAGCTAGGACGTTGGAATACACACCACAGGCGTCTTCCCACGGCTCAACCCGCTCTTCGTATTTGAAACCGAGCACATCTAGCCCTTTAACAAAGGTATCTGCCCACTCTTTACGGCTAGATGTGTCGGTCTCGACATGACCTATAAGCTCTGACGACAGTTCTGTCAAGGTACCATCGTCCAAATATTCTGCGAGGTTCGCATCGAACGGCGCACCCATTGTCTCTTCCATACCCTCTTCAGGTACCAGAGTAATCTCAACGCTACCATCGTCCATTGTCACCATGTCAGGGTTTACAATGTCAATCTCCATCTGTGCGCTTTCTTCTTCAACCTCCACACCTTCTGGGGTTGTGTATAAACTTCTTTCTATAGCCATGTTATCGGCCTCTTATAAAATCTATGATTTTGTCTACGGTTGATGTTGACGGGGGTTCTTCTGGGGGAAGAGACCGAATAGGCATTCTGATGCCGTACTTTTCTTCTTTTTCTGGGGTCATCCATTGCCTGAAGTCATTCAACACGTCGCGGTAGTTGTTTTGATACATTCTTCTCAATGCGGGCGTTGTAAAAAGCTCTTCATCAATAGACTCAACGCTTTCAATGTAGTCATGCTCTTTCCTTGATGTAAGTGGCTTTCCTGAGTTGCGTCCTGTTTCTTCCAGAAAATCCAAAAACGCAGGGCTATCAAAGAACTTATGTGTTAATTCGTGAGTTATAGTTTGAGGGAGGGTATATCTACTTCCGCTTAACTCTTTAAATCCTTCAGGTCTACGGTAAGCACGTTCCTTAGAGCTGCTACCTAACGGTTGAAATACAGATATTCCTCTCGCTCCAGTGGCTGGATCGTAGTCTGGTGCGCTGCTTATATACCTAGCTAAAGGATTATCTGCGACTGCATTAGGTACATTTCCTAGTCTTTGTTGTTCTCTAACAAATTCTGGAGTCAGTCCTACACCTCTAGCAGATTTAGCATAAAGACCAAGTATGTTAGGAAGCCCTGCATCATACGTATAACCACGTATCTGTGCCCGATCACTCGCGTCTTTACCGTAGGCTATGGCGCTGGGTAGGCCAAACTCACCACCAAACCTAAGTTCTTCGGGTAGTTGACGCTGGACTTCCGCCATCATCTCTTGGTCACCGAAGTCCATAGACGCCTCAAACGCCTTCAGCTCTTCTGGACTAAGCGTGAACAAAAAATCACGCGTGGCTTTCGGGAGGTCAGCGTACTTATCCTGCCGCCTCTGCAACTCGGCAAATATGTTTTCTTCAGCCATTGTTCTTACCGCTTCTTTTTCAACGTAGCCGTGTTAGTTTTAACATTGTACTTATAGTCTGACACCGGCCTACCTGATCGTTTGGCGGCTCGTTCTTTTGCCCTTTCAGCCGCAGTTTTGGCATTTCGTTTCTTACCTTTCGCAGTCAACTTACCATCTTTAGTCATTTGACCACGTTTTTTCAGTATATTTTCAGCCAAAGCACGGGAACCCACCTGTGCGCTCAGGCGTTTAACCAGTTTCCCCCTACCCGTGTGTTTTGTAGTGGTCAATAGTACCCGCCTCTACGCTGCTTGAAGTATTGCACTTCGTCTTCTTCATCCGATGGCAACCTTATAAACCCGCCTTTTCTGTATCTCATCAGTGCTAGTGACACAGAGTCCACGTAGTCGTCATGCTCCCCTGCGGGGAATGCCGCGACCTCATCAATCACAGCTTCTGCCCAGCTAGTGTTGGGTGCCCACACCATACCAGAGGCGAACAGGTCAGAAACCGCGTTCAATCGCGTAATCTTGTCATTACCTTTGGTCGGAGTAAACTCCTGCACCGGTATACCCATCGCCCGCATCTCGTATATCAGCGGTGCCCCCGACGCCTTCTTCTCCACAATCAGCGTATCGGGCTGCCATTCTTCATACTCTTCCACCGCCACGCGTTTCAGCGTGGGAAACTCCATCCTGTCCCTGAACGCGTTGAGCAGTATGATATTTGCCTGCTCAACCCCGTTTTCATCGGGCGCGTAGAACACACCCCACGTCGTACAGGCCGAATAATCCGCCCTATTTGTCTTCTCAAACGCCGTATCCCACGCCATAAGCAGGAAATCACACGGCGGGGGGTTCTCTTCCTCCCAAGTCCGCCACCATTCACGCTTGACGATGGCAGATGTCTCAGATGTAGGCTCCTGTTGGTACTGAGCCATCCATTTTGCGTTAGGAAGTTCCTCTTTTAGCGCCCCAAGCTCCGCTTTTGACCAAAATTCAGGCCAAAGTGGGGTACCAGACGGCAAAAGTGCCGGAAATTCGATCACCTCCCACTCATCACCACCTCTTTGGGCACTGGCTTTGAGTACACGAGCCGTCAAATCACGCAATGACCACCTTGTCATCACGATAACGATAGCTCCGCCCGGTTGTAGACGCTGACGA